GAAAAACACGTCATCTACGGCGACTTCGATTTGCCGGACGTGCAAAAGCAGGTTGAAGATTATCTATCCAAGAAATTCACGCATCCGACCGGCGTTGAAATCGGCGTGACGTGCGCGGCCTTCGATAGTGGACACAAGACAAAGGCGGTTTATCGCTTTTGCAAGCGCAACTTTGCTCGCCGATTTTACGCCGTCAAGGGTAGTTCAACGCCGCATTCGCCGCTAGTTCAGGCCAACAAGAATAAATTTTACGGCATTTGGCTTTACAACATCGGAACAGACACCGCGAAGGACGCAATTTTTTCGCGGTTGAAGATTGAAGACCCCGGAGCGCGGTTTTGCCACTTCCCGAAGGCGCGCGGCTACACCGAATCGTATTTCAAGCAGCTATGTTCTGAAAAGCTGCAAACATTCATGGAGAAGGGGCAAGTCCGTCGCCGCTGGGTCAAAACTTTTGAGCGCAACGAATCTTTGGACTTGCGCGTGTATAATCTCGCGGCGTATGACATCTTGAAACCGAACATTGCGAAAGTTCGCGCAGCGGTGATTCCGCAAAACACGGTTGCTCCGATTGCTCAAGAGAAGACTGAATACGTTTTGAAGCCAGTTGAGAAATCCGCTCCGGTTACGCCCGCGCCAAAACCAATTGCCAAACCCGCCCCGCGTGTTCGCGTCGGCGGATTTGTTGGAAGTCGCAAGGGTTGGCTGTAAATTGACTTTTGCTTAAAAGAGAAGAGCAGGTTTAACTTTCGCCGTCGCGCGATGGTTTGACTTAATCGGCTGGCAAAGCCGAGATTGCAAATCAAATAGCATTGTCAGTTCCAATTAAAAACTACGAGCCGATTCAAATTGCGGCAGGTGATACGCTGTCTTGGCAGCGGTCGCTAGGCAATTATCCAGCGTCACAAGGCTGGCAACTCACCTACGAACTTCGCGGCAACGGTCAAGCCATCGAGTTTTTATCCACCGCGAACGGCGACACGCACGTTATCAACGTAACGGCGGCGACAACCGCAACGTGGCTTCCAGCAAGTTACACGATGGAAGGCTTTGCTGGCAATGTCAGCACGGGCGAGCGTCAGCGCATCTACCTAAACAATCTCGCCGTCACGCCAAATCTTGAAGGGGCTGCGCCGGACATTGATTTGCGAACGCAAGCGCAAAAGATGATTCAGCTAATAGAAGCCGTCCAGCTTGGTAAAGCAACTCACGACATTTTGGAAAGCGAAGTCGAGGGGACGCGCATCAAAAGACTTTCGCCAAAAGATTTGCGCGACGAATACAATTATTGGAAACAAATCCGCCAAAACGAAGTGAAGAAAGAAAATTCCAAGATGGGCAGGAGCAACGGGCGCAACCGCTACACGGTTTTTACCGACCCGAACCAAGCCAGCATAGGCCAATTTGGTGCTTTACCGCCGATTTTCCCGTTTGGAGGCGGAAATTGTGAGTGAAAAAGTCGTTAGAAAAGCGGGTGAAATCGCGGTTTTACCACCCATAAAAGGGCTTGAAAACACCCCAAAAGAGACGGTTATCACGGTAAAAACCATTGAAAAACCGCTAGAATGGAACGAAAGAAAGTCCGTTCGCAGCGATGGCAAGCGGATGTTTGCGTCCGCAATGACTTCGCGGCTAACCGGCGATTGGCCGGTGTCCATTTCTTCCGCCGACGCCGAAATTTTAGTTTCTGCAATCGCCACGCGCTCACGGCTTCGCCAATTAGAGCGCGACGACGATTATATGCGCCGGATGTTGCGCTTGTTTCAAAACAACGTCATCGGCCATCAAGGGATTCAGTTGCAAATGAAAATCCGCGAGCCTGCGCCCGCGTTGAAACCGCAACCAAACGACCCCGCCAATCCGAACGCTAAAGTTTCCAACAAGCCGCGCTTTCAATTCGACACGGAAGCAAATCAGATGGTGCAAGATGCGTGGAAAGAATTTTTGAAGCCGCAAAATTGCACCGTGATGCGGAATATGTCAGGCGTGAATTTGCAACGGCTGGCGGTTCGCGCGTGGAAACGCGATGGCGCAATCATGGTTCGCAAGTATCGCGGATTCAATAACGCCTTTGGCTTTGCGGTTCGTCCGTTGGAAATTGATTTTTTGAACTTTTGGAATGTTGGTAAAAATCCATTGAACGGAAATAACATCAAATTCGGAATTGAATACGACGAATTTGATTGCCCGATTGCTTATTGGATTTTGTCGCGGCATCCCGGCGAAGTCCTGCCGAACAATTCCGACAAGATTTATCAGACGCGCGTTCCCGCCGAAGACATCTACATGATTTTTGACATTGACCGCGCAAATCAGTTAGTCGGTATGCCGGATTTTTGCTCGATTGCTACGCGATTAAATGCGCTTCACCGATACGAAGAGGCGGAAGCCGTCGCCGCGCGTGTGGCGGCTTGCAAGGGCGGATTTGTTTCCAAAACTTTGCCAACGGAATATGACGGGCCAGTTGACCAGCGCGGAAATTCGCTTGAAGAAATGTCCCCCGGCATGGTTGAAATGGGCGACCCTGGGGAAGTCTGGCACGACATTGACCCGAAACATCCGATGGATGCCTATGGTTCGTTTGTAAAAGGGATGTTGCGTGGAGGCGCGGCGGGAGCGGGGCTGGCTTACAACACCGTCGCCAATGATTTAGAGGGCGTGAACTATTCCAGCTTCAAGGCCGGACGGCTGGAAGATACCGCGCAGTATCAATACGACCAGCAGCACATCATTGACCAGTTGATGCAGCCGATGTTTGAAGACTGGCTTCCGTTTGCGATGTTGAAAGGCAAAATCAAAATGCCGCTGGCGAAAGAAGATAAAATTCTTTCAGGCGTCAACTGGCAACCGCGCGTCTGGGCGAGCGTTGAGCCGATGAAAGAAGTTCAAGCCGACATCCTTGAAGTTGAGGCTGGCTTTGCGACTCGCCGAGAGAAAATTGCCGAGCGCGGCGGGAACATTGACGAAGTTGACGAGACGCGCGAAGAAGACCAGCTATCCGAGCAGACGCACAACATTCAACCCGCGCCAATCTCACAACCAACAATTACGAAGGGCGCAGTTGCCGAGCAGGGAGCTTCACCCGCGTCCTCTGGCGAAACTTAAAAATTGACTTTCGCTTAAATGGTAGAATGGAAACAGTTTTTTTTAGAAACGCAGAAATTGAAACCCCCGATGTCGCCACTGGCGCAATCAAACTTTCATTCGCTTCCGAGCTTCCTGTTTTGCGCTCGGATTCATCCGGCCAATACTGGGAGGTTTTGTCTCACGCGCCCGGAGATGCAAACTTTGGCTTCATAAATCGCAAGGGAGTCGCGCTGCAAGACCACAATGAGAAGCTAGACATTGGCGATGTTGTAAATAATTCGGTCAAAGTTGACGCCGACAAAAAGACGCGCGGAGAAATCAAACTTTATGATGAAAACTGGCAAACCCGCGTTAAAACCGACTGGTCTAAAATACCTGTAAGTGTTGGCTACACTCGCCTTTCAATCGTTTCTGAAAGCGTTGGCGAAGATAAAATTCCAGTTCGCCGCTTCGCTTGGAGTCCCTACGAAGTTTCCCTTCTTACTGTCCGCGCTGCGGACTCAACTGTGGGCATAAATCGTGCCGCAGAAATTGACTCTACCGTAAATGTAGAAACAAAAGTTTCCGAACCAACCAAAATCATTATGTCAGAAAAAATTGAAATCACCGAGGCGCAACGCAAAGAATTTGGCGATGCCGCACTAACCACTGACCGCGCTCGCCGCAAGGCTATTCACGACGCAGCTGAAAAGATTGCGCAAAAAACGCCGACGATGGCCGAAGCGATTCGCAAGATTGCGACGGACTGCGATTTAGCTGGCGAAACGGTTGGCGACTTTTCCGGCAAGGCTCTGGAAGCCTTTGGCGCGCGCAAACTCGACCACACGGAAGCGCACATTGGCATGAGCCAAGCCGAGGTTGAAGATTACTCGATTGTTCGCGCCGTCCAGTCCTGCATGAACAGCAAGAGCGGCAAGATTGAAAAGGACTGCCCCGAATTTGATTACAATCAGGAAGCCGAAAAACGTTACGGCAAGCGCAGCTCGTCTTTCTGGATTCCTACCGATGTCACAGTCGGCAAGAAAGGCGACCCCGAAAAAGGCCGCCGCGATATGCAGGTCAACATTTTCGGTCAAGGTGGCGCATTTGTGCCGACCTTGCTTGAGCCGACTCCCATTGAATTGCTCCGCAACAAGATGGTGCTTTCGACGCTCGGCATCCGCGTCATGGGTGGATTGACTGGCAACGTGTCGATTCCGCGTCAGACCGGCGCGGCTACGGCTTACAGTCTTTCTGAAATCGCGCAAACGGCTGTCAGCAATCAGACGATTGACCAAATCTCGCTCACGCCGAAACGCGTTTCGGCGGTTGGCATCTACTCGAAACAGCTTTTGATTCAATCCGCGATTGCGATTGAAAACTTCATGCGCGACGATTTGATGACCGTCAATGCCATCAAGTTGGATTATCTCGGCTTCAACGGTTCTGGCGCGGCCAGCGAGCCGCAAGGCATCATCAACACTCCCGGCGTTGGCTCGGTTACGTTTGGTGCGGCTGCTACCTACGCCAAGCTCGTTGCGTTTGAAACTGCTATCAACGCGGCCAACTCGCAGGGCGGCAACCGCGCCTATGTGACCACGCCGACGGCGAAAGGCACGCTCAAGAGCGCGGCCAAGTTCTTGACTGGCGGCGGCACGAACGTGACGAACATCGCGCTTTGGGAAGACAACGAAATCAACGGCTATCCCGCGCTGGACACGAACCAGATTTTGAACAACCAGATGATTTTCGGCAATTTCAACTCGCTGATTATGGCGATGTTTGGCGGGCTGGACATCGTAGTTGACCCCTACACTTTGGCGGACAAGGGGGAAGTCAAAATCACCATCAACAACTTCATTGATATCGCCTTGCGCCACCCGCAGGAATTTGTCGTGTCGGCTGATGCAGCCAACCAATAATTGACGACCAACAGAAGAACATTCAACTAATAAATAAAATGAAAATTAACAAATTGAAATTGCTGATTCTGGCGGTCGCCAGTCTTTCACTGGCCGCAAACGCGCAAGGCACGTTAGACTATTTCGCGCAGCCGCGAACCGTCGTCGTGTCCGTGCCGCAGCAGCTTTCCGGTTCGGCGGCGGTGACGAATAACTGGGTTGACATTCACACGCTCGGCGGCATCGCCAAGCTGGATGTTTCCATGTTTAACATCTCCGGCTCAAACGCCGTTACGTTTGCGGTTCAAACGTCTGCCGACCAAACCAACTTGGTCACGCTGGCGAATGTGGCGATTGCAAACGCGCTGTCTGTGATTTACACCAACGCAACTTATGGCGGGACAAGTCTGACGGCGACCAACACGTTTAACATCGCCGGAACGCTAACCACGCCAACCTCCGCAACCGCTGGCTGGGCAACTCAATACATTATTCCCGCGCCGTTCACAAATTCCGGCACAGGATTGACGCTTACTTCAAACAGCATAACCACGTTTGGCTTTAAGGCTGACGACGCCGCGCGCTACGTTCGGATTGTCTGGACGGGCGCAGCCACGGTTACAAACGTCGTGAGCGTAACTTTGACCGCACAATAAACCAAATAAAACCTAACAAAAAACACTATGAAATTCAAAGCAACAAGCGACTTTCGGAACACGCACAAGCTGAAAGTTGACGGCAAAAAAGAAGGCGATTTGCATATCGCCAAAGGCGACACGTTTGAAGTGGATGTTGAAGACCAAAAGACAGCGGAACTTATCGCCATCCTCGGACATTCAGGCCGCATCGTTGACGTTGACGGCTCGCCGGTTAGCGTGGCGAAGATTGATGCCGAAGTGAAAGCGGAAAAGGCGAAAGCCGCCGCGCTTGCCGCCGCTGAAAAGAAATAATCTGGTTGCAACCATTCCCGCCGCTGCCGCTGTTTTTGGGTTTCAGCGGCAGCGGTTTTTGATTTATGTCAGTCTATTCAATCCATGCGGCATCGCTGAAACAAGTTTATAACGAACTTGGAACTGACGCGCCAGCGTTCACATGGAACGGATCAGACTGGAAACTTCTACCGGGCGGGGCAAAATTCAAGCGTGCAAATGACATCGGCGGATTCGCGCTGACGAGCGACTTGCAGTTGACTTGCTTGACAGACCAATTCGGAGGCACTTTGCCGGACTCTGGCGAGACGATTACTTACGTCGGCAAAGATTACACCATAACCAACGTCACGCCCGCGCCTGCTGGCTATCAGATGCGAATTAACGCTGACTTGAACGTGCAAGGAATGTAATTGACGGTTTTTTTGGTTAGTGTCATATTTTGGGCGTGACGATTGAACGCCCGACAATTAGACCGATTACGCTTGCGGAAGGATTGGCATTTTCCGGCAAGGGCTATATTGCCGACGAAAAAAAAGATGGCCGGTTTGAGCTTCTAAACTGGCGCGGTTCAATCATCGCTGGCGAGCGGATGCGTGATGGCTTCTTTTGGGCGTTTGACGTTGCGAATTGTCAGGGCGACGATTGCCGACGCTCACCGCTAACAGACCGCCGCGAAGCTCTTGCCAGCCTCGCCAGCAGCTTTGATTCGCGCATGGCGATTGTTCCATCAGGATTCGGCGGCGAGTTCCTAGAAGCCGTTCTGCGCGATGGTGGTGAAGGCGTGGTATTCAAGCATCCCGAAGGCTATTGGGGGGTTGGTCAGTTTAAGGCAAAGCGCATTGAAACCTTTGATGTTCGCGTGACCGAAAAACTTCGCGGCTCGGTTGCCATCAGCTTTCAAAATCAGGACGCGGGCAAATGCCCAATTTTCGGCAAGGCTTTTGAGTCAGTGAAAGCTGGTGACATGATTGAAATTTCCGCGTTTTGCATGACCGCTTCTGGTAAGTTTCGCGAGCCGCGCTTTGTAAAACTTCGCCCTGATAAGAATTGACTTCTGCGTTATTGTGAGTGCAAAACACTTTCACAATTTCAAAATCCAGCCAATCCGATTTTCAGAACACTCTTAAACGTTATCTTCAAGTTAATCGCCGGACATTGCCGGAAGCCTTGAACGAAAAGGCTTATTTTATCGCGGGAGCGGCAATTCGCAATACGCACAAGGCGGATTACGAGCGCATCAAAACCGAAATGGGCGCATATCTAAAGCCGATAATCGGCAAGCGCGGAAAAGAGTTGAAGCGCAAGGTTTTGGGATTGCAGGAAGATTATTGGGCGCAACTCGCAACCATAATCATCGTCGCTAGACTCCGAAAAGCGGGCGAGAAAATACCACCCGCCGCCGAATTGATTAAGATGGCATTGGACATGGTTCGCGCGCGCATTCGCTCTGTTGGATTCATACGCTCCGGCTGGATTCCCGCACTGCGCCGACTTGCCCGCTTTTCAAAATACGGACGCATTAAATTTGCATCTGGCGATTTACCAAAAATGTCAGGGGTTGCAAAGGGCGGCGTCAGTCCCGCAACCGCCGCGCAGGGAGACTTTGCCAAGTGCGTTATCTGGAATTCGGCGGGAGGTCTGCCGAAGCACAAAGGAGCATTGATTAAATATGGACAGCCCGGACTTGAAAAAGCCGTCCAAGAAGAAACCGCCAGCATGAAAAAGTATCTGGAAGGGAAGCTGCGCGAAAACGCGCACGCTGCCGGGGTAAAAACAAATTGATATGGAACACCCCGAACTAATTGAATCGGCTTTCGTAAATTACCTAACCGCAAAGGGCGGCTGGACAAGCAACCTGCTTTTATTGGCGGGCGAAAACAACGTAGACAAATCAGATGCGCGAATTGTGGCGTATGTGGAGGGCGATTTAGGCAACGAAGACCCGCCGCTTTCCGGCAATCGCTGGGCAGATGTCGTCGTCGAATTGCGGACGCCGTATAGCAAGTTGACCGCCGCAGAAAAGGCGAACGGCACTACCGACCCATTGCCGCAACACAAAGCCAACGCTGCCAATCTTCAAACATTAATGCTGTCTCAAACCTTGCCAGAAGATTTGACGGCGGCACAGGCTAATTTCACCTGCTTTGGGTTAAGTGAGCGGACGCCGACGCGAAAGCTGGATGGAAACTATTGGGGAACTGGCTGGAAAATGAAAATCTATTCCTGCCCGTCAGCTATACCCGCATAAATTGACTTTTACTTTAATTGTAGAATGACGAAACTTTTAGCCATCACCATTTTGATTTGCGGCTTGTGCGCCTCGCGCGCGGCTCTGGTTTCTTCTAACTTGCTCACGCTGACTTCGGTGAATTTCACTACCAATACCGGCACGGCGATTTCGCTTGGTAACGCCTCGGTCTATCCCGCGCCGACTTTCCTTTTGCAATCGGTTGGAACTGGCGGCACGAACTTTATGAGCGGCGGCAGGATTCTTTTAGGCGTCTCAACCAACGTCGCAAACATGGACGTGGTTGGCGATTATTCAGTCACCAATGACGGCATCGCGTCAATCTCACTTACCAACAGCGGCACAGTTACGATTTACTGCGCTTTTCAGGCTTACAACAAAACAAACATTGCCGTGCAACTTGGCGCGCAGTCCGTTCAAAACAAATAATTTTATGACACCTATTGCCGGAGTAAAAACCATTGCGGACGCGCTGGCGGCGATTGAAGCCATCACCGCGCCGAGTCAACAGCCTGTGCCGTCAGTTAAAGAGGGTGCAAGTCCAACCGAAAAGGTCGCTGTTGAAAACTCCATTGCGCTGATTACTTCGCAGAACGCTTTTGCCGCGCGCGAAGCCGAAATGATTGACGCGCTCAAAACATTTGCGAAAGCGCGACTCGCCGCCGTGCCGACTGAAATTAAAGTTGTCGGCTTGGACATTCGCGCCAGCATCGCGGACGGCATGGAATTAGTTAGCATCCGAATCATTCAACACAAATAATTATGAGTTCAACCATTGTCCCACTGGGCTACGCGGTCAACTTTGGCTTTAAGGCCACGTCAACCGACCACGGCGTGACGGCAACGCCGTTCACTGGAATGTTACTGCAATCGTCCAGCATCAAATCCATTGCGGAGAAAGAACGCATTCGCTCTTTGCAGGGCGATGTGGTTGCCGAGAATTATTATGGTCTGGAAACTGCCGCCGATTTGAAATTTGTCATTGGTTCGTCTGGCATTGCCGCTGCGATTACGGCGACGAAACTTTCCGCCGCGTTCACACCGGGGACAATCATTGCCATAACCGCCGCCGCCAGTTCGCCGGACTTGGTTTATTCGTATTGGATTGTGCAACCGGGCGCGGACATTCCGCAAGAAATCACGAAGTCGGCGGAGCTTTCAATTCCGCTCTTGCAAGTGCCGAATGTGACCGCCGCCGCGAGCGCGTAAAAGTTTTACAACTTATGATTGCCGCCGAATTTACAGCGGCTTTACCAGAGCCGCAAATCATACTAGGTTTGCGGCTCTGGCCGTTAAGCCTCGGAAGATACCGCTTGTTGAAGCGGTTTGAATCGCCTTTCGTAGATGAATCACCGCGTGAAATTTCCGTTCAAGAATTGACGAATGAATTATTCTTTGCGTTGCTGATTTGCGGATTGCCGGTGAGCGAGTTCAAATCTTATTTGATGCAGCCAAAACTTCTGGCGAAACAGGCAAAGCGATTCGGCAAGATTGCGGGAAAGCATACGAAGCAAAAAGGCTTTTCCATCCTGCCCTGTTTCGAGCAGTTCAAAATTTATTGCGCGGAAGCAACCGCAATGCCGTGGCATCCGTTGTCCAACTCGCGCACGAACGAAGCTGAAAGCATTTCGCATTGGTCGCACTCGATGGAAATTTGCCTGCGTTCAAACGCTGGCTGGACGGCGGAAGAAATTGAAGAAGAGCCGATGGCGAAAGCGATGACAGATTTTTTCAAATACATGGAATCGCAAGGCTCTGTGCGCTTAATCTCGCACGAAGATTATTCCGCGATGGAAGCGCATGGCGAAGCAAACGCGAAAGCCTTTGAAGAATACTTGGCAACGCTAAATTGATATGGGCTTAAACCTTGAATCAACCATTTCGCTAAATTCCGCGTCGTTCGAGCGCGGGATGCACCGCGTCAAAGAATCGGTTGCGGACAGCATTAAATCTTTTGCCATCGGCGCGATTGGCGTTGCGACGGTTGAGGAAGCCTTTCGCCGCACGATTGAAACGGCAGATGAATTAGTGAACACGGCGAAACGATTGGGGACGACGGTTGAGCAGGTTCAATTATTGCGCCAAGCTGCAAAAGATGCCGGAACGGAGATGGATTCGGTGGCGACGGCGTTGGAAAAAATCAATCAGGCGCGAGCAAAGGCTCTTGGTGGCGACCGGGCGGCATCCGCTGCGTTTGGCGCGCTGGGCGTTTCGCAGACGGATTTGAAGACAAAGAGGGCGGCTGATTTGTTCATGCACGAAATCAGCGAGACGGTCAAAAAAGTTTCGCCGGAACAGATCGCGCAACCATTGCGGGAAGTTTTAGGGCGCGGCGCGGGTCAAGGCATCGCCGTTTTGAAAACGGATTTTGACGAGCTTGGGCGGAAGATGCAGGGGTTTATGATGTCCGGCGAGGTTGCCGAAAAGCTCAAAAAAATGAGCGACAACTTTGAATTGTTGGGAATGATTTTCATAAAAGAATTTAGCCCGGTTATTGTAAAGGTGGTTGAGTCTTTCTTGAATTTAATAACAGGAACCGGACTTGTGGGTAAAGCATTTGAGAGTTTGATTTTCTTGATAAAAAAAAACACAGACGATGCGCCTGCCGGGCTTAATGGTTATTCTTCAAAAGAACGGTCAGATACGGCCATAAAAATCCTTGACCTGATGCAGAAGTTTTCACCCGAAAAAGCTTTTAAATTAACCGGGAAAGAATCTCCAGGAGTTAAGGCGATCATGATTCTTAAAGGATATTCCGATGTTGTAAATTCAAGGCTTAAGGGCGGTCCGTTTGAAGATTTCAAAGGAAAAAGCGGAGAGGAATTTTTTCATTACTTGCAGCAAATAATTCAAAAGCAATCGGATTTTACAATGGGTGCGGCGAAGGGCGCGGAGGTTGATGTCGCTGATTTAAGGAATTGGGTTAAAAATTACGGAAAGGGAGATGGAAATCCAAAGCCGGACTTTTCCGCAACCGCCGATGTTGCTAAAAAAATGCGCGGCAATGGAAGAATTGAATCAGACTCGCTAGTTAGAGTCGGAAACTTTCTTGGCTCAAACATCGGCGCGGT